ATCAACAAGTATTGTAGAATCTTCGCCGATTAGATTACCTTGTACATCAATGGTATATGTTTGTCCGTCAACAATACCAATAGTAGGAGGAAAATTAAACAATCCGCTTGCATCACCCGTTACTCTATCAAAGTTACCAGTTGTTGCGTTAACTTCTTCAAACTTTGTTCCTACTCTACCAATTTTACCTGTTCCGCTAACAACAGGGACAACATCTTTGTTGTTTAAAAAGTTTACACCGTTGACGTTAACAGAGCCACTTGGTGCAGTAATATCTATGTTTTGATCTGGTGATGTAATAACACCACTGCCTGTGTATTCTGTATCTGCTCTTAATTTTCCTGCAACAGAATCTACCATTACAAAACTACTGTCTGAGAAAATACTACCTGTAACGTCACCATCTAACGGACCAAAAATTTGATCAGCTTCTATATTACCGTTGAAGAATGAATTTCCGGTAATTGTTAATCCTAAACCAGCAAACGTTTGATTTGTTGCATCTAACAATAATGTGCTATCATCAGCAACAATGTTGATATTATAGTTACCACCACCTACAACACCTTCACCGCCACCTCCGCCAGTACTTGGAAGATTTGTTAAAAGACTACCGTCACCTACAAAAAAGTTTGCTGTTACTGTTTTAGAGAACGTATCAACCATAATAGTTGAATCATCTGCTACTACATCACCTGTAATACTAATATCATATGTTTGGCCTTCGAGGATGCCTGTGCCACCTCCTCCTCCGCCTGTTACTGGTAAGTTTGTAAGTCCGCTACCGTCACCTACAAATGACCCTGCGGTAACAGAACCAGTTGCTGTCATTGTATTTGCGCTAACATTAGCAGCAGCAGCAACTGATGTAGGACTAATAGTACCACCGATTGTGATATTACCTGTACCTACAATGTCAAAGTTATTAAGATCTAAATTTTGGCTTAGTACTGCTGGGGAACCACTTACACTACCTGTAACTCTGATACCGCCTAGTGTGCTGCCATCGCCCACGTAAATTTCTTGTGTATCAGTTGTGTAAACTAGTTCGCCTTCTGCAAACGTAACGCCCAACCTTTCAAGGTTTGTTCCGCGGCGAAGTCTCAATGTCATTTTATGTTCTCCTAAGGTGATAATAGTATTTGTATGTATTTATCACCTTAGGAGGTTTTGTTTATCGATTTAGTTTAAGGAATTTATGAACTCTTTTAGCAAGATCGCTTTTTAGTTGTTTAGTATCTAGCCTAAAATCTACGATATCAATTTGGTCTTCGTATTGCATAAACAAATTATCAAGGGTCTCTTCGATTTGGTCAATAGTTTGTTTTTTCTTACTATCGTCAACATCGATGTCCCATTGTGTACCGTTATGAAACTTAATTACAATTCTACTGAGGTATTCAATAGGCAGTACTTCCATTTCAATGGATTCGAATATGTCATCCCAGTGTGTTTCCGTATCTGCTTCGTAATCAATAAGTTTCTTAGGCACTTGTTGTTGTTTTTTTCTTTTTGGTAGGAACAAGTTCTTCTGCTTGTTCTCTTAAGGCTTTGGCTTCTTTAAAAAGCCTATCTGCTTGTGATCTATAACTTGCTGCTAGATCTTCATCAGATAATACACTATCTGCTGGCGCAGAGGTCTGTTGTGCAACAGGTTCTTGTACATAATCATCTGCTGGCGCTGCTTGTGTTTTTGCTTCTTTGAACTCGGGCTTAATAGCAATATCGTCTAATGCTACACCTTGTTGTTCAGCAATAATCCTATTAAGTTCATCTAACATAATCGATGTTGATCTGTCAGGAACCATCTCAATTTCATTTGTTGGAAATTTATTTAATCTTCCCGTTGAATGAAATGCTGCAAGCATATTTCTGCCATCTGGCAAAGTATCGCGAGCCATTGCTTCTGCAAGTTCGTTTGAGGTTTGACCTGCTGGTGATTCAACAAGTCTCATTAGTGCATCATGTTCGTCTGATGGTAGTGATTCGGTCATAACAACTAAACAATTTTCAACGTCATTTGGAATTGTTCTATATGCTACTACCACAGACTTCTTATTTTTTGCAAGTCTTCCTACGTGTTTAAGTGGCATCTTCTTCTACTTCCTTTTCTGGTTTTGGCGCATCTGGATCAGGTGCGTCTCCTTGTTCAGCCTGTGCTGCTTTTTGCTGTTCTTCAACATTTTTTAAGAACGCTTCTAATTTGTTGTATACTGTACCTACAGCAGCCATCTCTCCTGGTTTAAATGAACCACGCTCACTAGCGATGTCAATAATACCTTTCATAACTGCTAGATCTTGAATGTTTAGATCCATAGGATTTGGTTGTTGTTCTTGTTCAGACATATTCGGAATCTCCTTTATAATGTAATTATTTGATGTCTAGTTTCTATATTTTAAAAGTGGACAAGCAAGTGCAAAATAACTTAGTTCTTTTGATTCTTCAAACGCTATTTTAACTTTACTTGCTAACGGTTGTTCTGCTTCATAAACAACTTCTTTATCGATATAATATCTTCCTTTAAGATTTGTTTGCACCCATTCTTCTAGTGCCTTTTGAATATTATATTTTTGGGGAATAACCATACATTCCCAATAGGGTGGACAAAAATCCACCCGTCTAATATCAAAAACGTTTAAAGGGTTAATTTTGATTTTATCCATTTAATTCTTCGTAATGTGCAGTAAGACCAAATGGTGCTTCTAGTCCTTTATCATGGTGTCCATGGATAATAAAAATAGTATCACAGTAATCTGGATCACCCCAGCTACCAAAAGGATAGCCATCTGTAAACATAATAAACTTCTTAGGCGTAATATCGTTTGCTTTCATGTAGGTCCAGTTAGCATCAAAGTCAGTGCCACCGCCTCCCATAACTTCGTAGTCGGTGAGACTTTCGCCGCAATCGGCACTAAAATCTTGTTCATTGTATACTTTAGTATCAAAGCACCACAATTTAATATTGTAATCTTTGAATTGGTCCATAATGCCTTGTACTTCGCTTAGAAAAATGTTTGCTTGTTCGTTTCCAATGGAGCCTGACATGTCAACACCAATACAAACATCAATAGTTTCTTGAAAGTTCATGCCTGGCAAAATAACACCAGTATGCCAGCCTTTGCGTGAAGGACGCATAAATGTAAAATCATTTTTTACGGTGCTTTGGATTTGCTGACGGATGATTTCACCCCAGTTCATTTTAGGCTCAGTAAGGTCTTTAATAATTCTTGCAATTTCGCCCGGAGTGTTACCAGCGCCTGCGGCATTTGCTGCTGAAATCATGCTCTCTTTGATTTCGTCACGAATTTGTTTCATTTCTTCTTTTGAATATTTAGGTGCTTTACCCTTACCTTCGCCTTCTTCGTCTCCGTCATCTCCTTCTAAATCAAGGTGTTCGTCTAGCATCTCTCCTAATTGTTTTAGGAATTCTTGGCCTTGTTTTTCAAACTCTGGAAACAGATCATCGTATACTTCTTCCGAAGTCCACCCTTCGTATTTAAAGTCTTGAAAACAATCAACGATGCTGGGTTTAACACCAATACGATCGCGAACAAGTAAATTGTTAACAATATAATCTGCTGAAATATTATAAAGCATAGGATGACGATCATCTCTACGACCTAAGTGATCAAATACACAGTGTAGAATTTCGTGTGCAATTACAAACTCAATTTCTTTATTATCCATTGCATTAAAGAATTGAGTGTTAAAATACAAATTACGACCATCTACAGCGGCAGTCGGAATCCAGTCGTCAGCAGCAACAATTTTAAGACGTGTTGCCATATTACCAAAAAATGGATGACGGAGTAGCAAACCTACTCGTGCAACAATGATACGATCTAATACTTCTTCACGCATCACAGAAAGAGCATCTTCTGTAATATCTGGATCAGGTTGCCAATTTTTAAGTTTACTTGCAGTCTTGTCTGTAGACATTTGCATTGCAACGTATTGCGGTAAAAAATCTAACATGTCATTCCTCTTATATCAGTGCCTATATTTAATATAACATATTTAAGTTTTTTGTCAACCATTAAAAAGAAAAAATGGGCAGAGTATATACCCTGCCCATTCCTGTGGCACACTTACTGTTGTGCTGCCTTAATATACTTTCCATAACGATCATGGAACTCATCAAAACACTCAACAGCATCTGGATCGATTGGAAGACTGTATTGAGTAAGAGCAAGTTTGATACCCATAACAACCAATTCCGTATCGAAATTATCCATTGCAAAACGCAAAAAGTTATTCACCTTAGCATCAAACTTTTTATCATTTTTTGCATCTGCATCTTGAAGTTCGTAACAAAGTGAAACAGTCAAGGAATACATGGCACTGATTTCTTTTGTGTTCAACTCTTTTACTTTACCATCTAAGATGTCTGATGGATTTGGCATACTCGATGCAACTTTACGGTGTGCCATAAACTTAACAGCAAGTCCTTCGCCAACCGAACCCGCTACAAGATCTGTAATAACTTCTTGATCATCTTCATCGTCAAGCAATTCGCTCACAAACGTCCATGTTCGTGGTGTTGCAAACGAACGACTTGGACTACGAGGATCAAAGTCAAACAAATCTTTTTTTGCAAACTGAAGATAACCAACTACATCTTTGTGTATCTTGTTAGCAACAGCCCACTCAAACCAGTCATTGAAATCAACAGCCAGTTCCAAGTGTACAAAACGGTTAGCAAGCGGAGCAGGCATGCGGTAAGTAACACCTTTGTCTGCTTCGCGGTTACCAGCCGCAATGATTACTACATTGTCAGGTAGTACATATGTACCAACCTTACGGTTAAGAATAAGTTGATATGCAGCCGCTTGTACAGCAGGTGCCGCTGAGTTCAACTCATCTAAAAACAAATAAATTGTCGAGAATTTTTTAGCAAATTCTTCGCTTGGAAGTTCTACAGGAGGAGCCCATTTCATTGTGTTATCATTTGCACTGTAGTAGGGCATACCTTTGATATCTGTAGGTTCCCAAAGTGACAAACGAACGTCAATGAGATATGAATTAGGTGTTGAAGTTTGAATCTGTTCAACAATTTCGGATTTACCAATACCTGGAGGCCCCCACAGGAAGATTGGACGTTTTTTAGCAATTGCTCGCTGAATTCGTGATTTAGCCTTGTTAGGGCTTACAGTACGTGTAATTTCTGCAACACTCATCTGTGTATTCCTTTCAATGTTAATCAGTGCCTATACAACTAATATAGCACCAAACAAGAAAGTGTCAACCACTATTTTCTATTTTTTTTGATCTTTTTAAAGCTTTTGCTAAACCGTATTTTCTTATATCTCCTGAGAAAAGAGTAAGTTCGACTGCTTTCTTTTCATTTGTTACGTACACTGCTCTTGATGTAAGGTAATATGGACAATCTATAAAATGATCCAGCCAAATTATAATTTGTGTTGTGATAGGCATGTCTAACGGAAAAGGTATCTCATAGTTTGCTAGTTCAATACTTTGTACTACATTCCATCCTTCATCAGTTAAACGTAGTCCGCCTTCGTCTTTTTCTCTAGTATTTTTCCACCATATAGGCAAATGTATTTTTACATTACTAGAAGAATCTGCTTCTCCTATTTGTTTTAAAAATATCTTTGTATATGCTTCTTTCCATTTCATATGGTATTTAATCGTAATCTGCAAATCTATTGTGCAATAAGAATGCTTGATTGTATTCTATTATTTTGCTTATATCAGGCCAAATAGTTTGCCAATCTAATTTACAGATATAATCTATAGTTTCTACAATCTTTTGTAGTCTTTTTTCTTGATCTATTTCTTTATCATAATCTTCTGACCAGAAATTATTAAATGTTTTAAATCCTAATTTATGTAAACTTTTTAAACTATTATTTTTGCCTACAATGACAAAAGGATGTGCAGCAAGAATAGTTTTAAATATTTTTTCTGAATGAAACATTGCATCTTCATTAAAGAAAGTTTCATTTACAACACTAAACCATGTGTTAAGAAAAATATCTCTATTGAAATTGTTAGCCCAGTTTACATCAAAATCTTTTCTATCAACCACAAGGGGACTGTTTTCTAATTCTTCGTGCTCTGGATAACTAACAAGGTTGTTTTTTATAAGGCCTAGTTTTTTTAGTTTAATAATTATACTTAATCTGTGCTGTCTATTTTGCCTGTTTAAACAATTAAACAAATGTTTTCTTGTATTGTTGTATTCTTTAATTGGAATAGGAACATGATCAGTTTTTACACGCTCTGCCCAAACAGGTTGTGCAATTATATTAATAGGTGTTGTAAATTGACTTTGTGCCTTGAACCATCTTTTGTATCTTTTTTGTTCGTACAAATTGCTAGTAATTATATAAAGAGGTTTACCTCTAGGTATTTTATTGTGAATATATTTGTAGTGGTTATGTAGAGGAAATGCTTCTGACATTTGATCAATTACAAGGCGAGATCTATTCCAATGATCAATTAATTTATCTATCCATTCGTAAGGTCCTTCACTAAGCGTATATCCACCTAATGGTTGTGCAGAAAGAACGGTACTATTCTGATACAACTTCACCTTGTGTCAACTTTATTACTACAAATTTATCTGTTTTAAATTGTTGATTTAATCTTTTTGCAAGATTATGTGCATGTCCTGGATTAGAAAAACTTGTTTTCTTATACTTAGGACCTGGATAGTTTGTAATTGAATTACTACTTTTTAAATTAAAAGGCTTGCCGTCGTAGAATACTGCCCAGATTGCATCTGCATCTAAAATTTGCTCACATTTGTACGTTGCACTATTTGTAAATTCTAACAGTATTGTAGGCTTTGGTCTTGACATATACGTATCCTTTTAAAAACTACGTATATATTTATCTTTTTACCAACCAGTTCCGGCGTCTATATCAACTTTTATTACCTGATCTCCGAGTCCGCCGCTGTTTTCTTTTACATATTTTTCCATGTCGCCTTGTAATCTAGACATTACAATGCCCATAGTAAAAGCCAAGTTTTTTGCAGTAGTAATATCTAAACGCAAATCCTTGGCTCTACTATTCTCAGCAGCCTGTACTTGTTTAATAAATTGCTGTATAGGTTGTGTATTAAGAGGTTCTGTTGACATTGCTTAACATTAATTTCATTTCTAATTCAGTTTTGTATGGACCCATATACTTATTTCGCTCAAGTGTAATTAACTTAGGGCAAAAACTTTTTAACCAGTTTTTGTTAAATTTAATTAGATAGTATCCTGCACAATATACACTTTTAGATTTTTCACTTTTTGTAAAAAGCGGCAAGTTTCTGCTTATATCAAACATACTATTATAAGGTTTGTTTTTTGTAGGAAAGCCGTGTATTTCTCTTGTGTCTTCATCTACATCGGGTGTTGTAATTTTTGCTGTTAAGAAACTTTTGCCAAATTCTTGTTTAATTTGTGTTTCACTATGAAATGTAACTACGCCTTTTTTTGTATAGATAAATTTATCTTCGTCTTTAGTAAGTGTACCTATACGGATGCCTTCATCCTCAACAATCCAAAATTTATCTTTTAATACTGGTTTTACATTCATTGTCATTTAATATACCTCGCTTGTAAAGGTTCTGCAAATGTTGCTGCTTGATCTGCTACACGTTGCATATCCCAACGAGCACAGAATTTCATAAGGCGCATGCCTACTTGTGAAATATTTTTAGATTCTACAGTTTGAATAGTCGTATCAATTTGTTCTCTAATATCATCTGGTTGTGCTGTAAGATCACACAATGTAACATTGCGGTTGTAATCATCTAGCACACGATGTTCTGCACCTTCATGATCTACCCAACGTTGTAACATCATGTTGTTCCAGTTGAAGCCTTTTGTGTCTTTGTCAGCAAACGCTTCTAACAAACCTACTTTGTTCTTTGTGCCTTTTTTGCGTACACCTGGATATGCACTAAACACGTTGTCACTAGTGTCACCACGCATACATTTTTCAAACAACATAAATTCAGGGTCAGGAGCAGCCTTTGCTTCACCCGTTTTCTTATCAACTACCGCATGACCTTTATCGTCAAAGTAGCCTTTGTATGTAATAGTTGTGTTGCTTACACCGTTGTACTGTTGTACATTATGAGCAATAAGTTGTGCAAAGTCACCGTCTGTTGAAATAATAATATGTTTGTCATTAGGATGATTCTGTATCCAGCCTGCAATTAAGTCGTCTGCTTCTAGTACAGAATTGTGTAACACAGTGCAGTTTGTTTTTGTATCTACAAACTGTTTAAAGTCGTCAAACACTTCAAAAAAGATTTTATCTTCTTCTGCTTCACGTGGACTCATTGCATCTCGGTGTTCTTTGCGATTACGTTTGTAAGGCTCATAATAGTCCTTACGCCAACTGCGTCCTTCTAAACAAAACACAACATGATCTGCGTCAAAGTCACGCCATGCTTTCTTTACACTGTTAAGTGTAATGTGTAGTGCCATACCGACTTTAGTATCGATGTCGCCACGCACAACATGACGAGCACGAAAGAATGTGTTAAGTGTGTCTACTAGTACATAGGTTGCCATTAAAAAGCCTCTTCATATCCTTCATTACTAATAGCATTATAATACAATTCTGTGCCTTTGTCAAGATCTGTTTCAATCGTTTGATCAAATTTATAATCTTTATAACAATCAATAGTTACACGGTTATGTTTACGACTTACAGCAAATGCCATCGAATCTTTGTTTTTTGTTATAATCATATTCTTTGCAACTAGTTTAGCCATTGTCAACCTCAAATAAATCATTGTCTAGTTCTGCTTTACGTTGTGCTCTTTTGTTTGCCCAGCCTTCACGCATTTTGTTACGCTTTGCAAGTTCTTCTGGACTAGGATCGATTGGAATAGGATCATCTTTTGGAGTAATTTGATCTAGTGTGGGTAAAAATGCATCATATGCATTTTTGTTTAATTCAAAGCCGATAAAGTTTCTACCATAACGTAATGCAGTACGTGCAGTTGTAAAGCCGCCACAGAACGGATCCATTACAGTTTCTTCTCTGTTACTACTGTATAAAACAAATTTTTCAATAAAGTCTTCACTCAATTGATTTTTGTTTTTTATTTGACCTGGCTTGTAATCACGTGGCATATCTTGTACAGTTAATCTATCATGATAACTGTCTTTTTGATCTGAGTAATATACGTTTGTATTAAATGTACGTTTTTGTTTACCTCTATTTGGCTTTTGCCAAAACAACACATGATAGTGACTGCTTACCCATTTCTTTTTAGTGCTTACACCAAATGAATACTTTGCAATTATATGATTAATTTCTTGTAAGTCTGTTGCGTGTAGTGCGTTCAATACATGGTGTAGGTTAGTATATCCGCTTACAATATAAATGCTACCACCTGGTCGTAAACATCTAGCACACTCTGAAATCCACTCTTTGCTGAATGTATCGTATGTTTCTAATGGAACTTCTACATAACCTGGAACTACATTGCTTTCATCTCTGTGATAAACAACATCAAGTTTATCTCCTTCGATGCCATAAGGAGGATCAGTGAATATCAAATCCACTGATCCATCTGCTATATGTTCACGCATACCAGAAATACAATCCTGGTTGTAAACTTTATAAGTCATTAATAGTCCTTTGTGTCTACTAATTTGTCACCTTCTAGTGCATGTCTATCTTTAATCTGCGGAACTGCACCTAGTATTTTCCACGGACGTTCGTCGCCTACTTTGCTTAGTGTCATTCCAATCTTTTCAAAAAT